TCAGGGGTGACGATAAGCTTTACTAAATCCCTCCATACCTGCTCGTCGCCCATTACTCTGTAGTTCGACGTACCGCCTGACGGGTGAGCGCACCTAGACGTACCGGCAGGGGAGACATACTCGCCAGCGAAGGCGAACCCAATGTCTCCATTCGTATCTGGCGACCAGCCGAAGGCGGGCACAGTGATAAGGGTCTCTGGCTTATCCTGTAGCTGCTTGATATAGCTAGTCATGAATTGTCTAGGCATGTCGATTGGCTTTACTGTGAGCGGCAAACCCGCAGCGGAGAACGCTCTAGCAAAGGTTATGTTGTCAGCAACGATGGAGCTATCGAACTGCTTGGTCACTTCTTTACCTCCCTGCATAGTGTTGAGGATGAACTGGTATGATGGATACCCTACCTCAAGCATGGCACCCGGCAGCAATGGGTACTCAAACACCAGCCCGCCCGTCTCGTTAGCCTTACCGTTGTCTACTGGCGGCTTGAATATCAGGAAGCTGGTGGCGTCTTGGTAGTAGGGGTGAGGTAGTTCGATTGCTTGCGCGCCGGGGGCGGCGGTGAAGGGTTGATAAGCGTGACCGTTGGTCCGCTTAAAACCAACTGCCAATGGGGTGGTAGCAAGAGCCAAATGTGGACACGTCTTGCATTCCTCCCGCTCGATGGCGATGGTGGCGCACTTCGGCGGCCCAATTTCCGGGCGCTGCTCCCGCGCCAACTGCGCGGTGGTAAGTTTGTCGTCAGTTCCTTCCTCGGTGTAGTAAGGCGACTTGTTGCACAGCCGGTGCGCCGTTCCCCGTGGGTCCGTGGTATGGCACGCGAGCGCCACGACCGTATGCCACTGCGGGTCGCCCACCAGATTAGCTCCCCCAGCATCCAGAGTATTTCTAACAAAAGGACAGTGAACGGCGACTTCATCAATAGATACGGGTGCATATTCTTTCTTCATACCCCCAGTCAGGTCGGCGTTCTCGTCAAGCGGTAAGCCGTGGGCGTCCACTCCACCAGTCTTGGGTTGACTTACCCCAAGGGTAACTGCGGCAGGCCAGCGCTCCAAATGCTTACGCCCTGCATCAATCTCGATATGAACGCCGTCGCTGCTATGCTCCAACGTCACGGGCGAAGCTGGCACGTCGTCAGTGGCGTGCTTGAAGTTCCATGTTCCCGGCACGCGAAGCAACCGCACCGCGTCACGCGAGCATTGCTTGTCGAACAGCAGGCCGTACTCTGTACCGGCATTGATCAACCGCCCTGCGAGGTTCTTGAACTCGCGCTCGTCAACCGTGGCGCTTAGGGTCCAGTACAGGTGCCACCCGCCCGATCCACTGCCGACTATGACGGTCGGCCATAACCCAAACCACTTGAGAAAGCCAAAGACTGCGGCCTTCATAGCCTCGTGGGTCTGGTACGCATCTGGTTTTACGTCCACGTCCATGTAAAGGTTCTTGCAGGCGACAAGATTAGGGTACGAGCGGTCAGCCTTCGGATAAATCCCTGTCACCTGACCAGCGTTGCGGTACATGCCCATCGATATGTAAACACAGTGGCCACGCTGCGCCCAATACTGAGCGTCATTCATCGCGCTCTTGATTGTCTTGTGCGCATTGCCGGGGAATATAGGGTCCACCCTACCCGGCACGAAGGTGCGGTGATGTATTGTGAACCACGTTTCCGCAGCCACGGGTGCAACCATATTCATGAACCGCAACATGTCGCTCATACTTACCTCCCAGTAAGCAAGAGATGGGCGGGTTCGCCCCGCCCTTTTTACTCTGTGGGTTAAAATTAACCAGTCATCAGGTTGCCGAACAACTTGTTCAAGTCCTGAGGGACCGCACCCTCAGTGACTTCCGGCTCGCCGGTCTGATCATCTCCTTCCGGTTCGACAATAGCGGGAGCCATCGTCTTAATCGTACGCTGGGTAGGCGGTGGAGCGGCTGGCGTACGCATTGCGCCCGCGATAGTATCCGGCGGCGATGGCGGTGGCGGCGCGGCTCTCGTTACGGGGGCCATCGCGAACCCGCCAACACGGTTAACCGTGGGCGGTGGCGGCGGCGGGGGTGGCGCTGCGGTGGTTTGTGGGGGCGGCGGTGGCGGGGGAGCCGCTGCGGCTGGCTGCTGTTGCGCCTGCGGTACGGGGGCGCGCACTACGCTGGGACGCGGTGCCGGTCTTGCTTGCGCTGCCGGTCGGGGCGGCGCTTGCGTCGCCGGTTGGCCTGCCTCTGGCGGCGGGGCGTTGTCCATCTCGGCAGGGACCATCTTCGATTGCAGAATACGACCCACCTGTTCGTGTTCGCGCATTTCGATAATCACCTGCGCCTCGTCATCCGTGATCGACTTCACATAAGAGAACTCGATCTTAGGGAATGCGATGCTTGGGTCCTGCGTGAAGCTCAACTCGGTGACGACGCCAGCATAGTGCACGCGATTGTCGCGCAGCATGTTGCCATACGCCACCTGATTGGTGAGTGAACCGGGCGGCACCGACAAGAGGACAGGCCCGCCACCCTGCTCATTCGTAAGGTCGGGGCTGTACGGCACAAGGACAGTGCGACGACGCTGCTGACATGCCTTCGCCTTGGGCGCGGCAGGCGTAGCGCCTGAACCCCATGCGTCACACGGGCACGTCGCGCACACCGGGTTCATCGGCTGCGCCACCGAAACATCGGGGGCAACGCCATCAGACGACCAGCAATCCGGGGGAGCGTTCGCGCCCTCCACATAGCCCGTCGCGTAGTACGTGCGGGACAGTTCCTTTTGCGCCTTGAGGATGACGACATGAACGGCAGGGGTGGGGAACCGGCCCTGTGCGTCCAGAAGAATATGCTCCTCGCCTCGGAACCTATAGTGCCACTTGCCGCCCTTGATACCAAGGATGGGGAAGCTGATGGCTACATTAGCCGTCAAGTCATCCCACTCTGCGGGCAGTTGGTCGAACAACTGAGACTGCGGCATGATTGCCTGCGCCCCGTTGCCCCTATTCGTTACTTGATTTGCCACTGTACTATCCTTTCTTTACCCTGCGGGTAAGTTCACGGTTGCTGTACGACCTTATTTTTGCCCTTGGGCTTGACTGGCGGGGTGATGTAGAGAATGTTCACCGCGTTACGCACGAGGCCGGGGGGTGGCATCTTGTGTTCCTCGGTGAACGCCTCACAGTTAACGGGAGCCGACGCCCAAGTGATCAACTCCCACGCCTCTGCCCCAATCACGTGCCGTCTGAAAGCGTCCTTATCTTCCACGCGGTATGTGACCTTCGGCTTCCAGTAGCACCCACCGTACTCGGTGTTGGATGACTTCTGGTTGGTTTGGTTGAGGAACTGTAGGATTTCCGCCCGCCCCAGCTTCACGAACTCGTGATGCTTTGCGAGCGACGTATCCAATTCTTCCTGTTTATCCTCGATGTATTTCTCAATGTCACGCACCTGTTTAATGCGCTCACCCAAATCAAACGACGCCATGATAGTTGTATCTCCGTGCCTGTTATAGAACTCATTGATAGAGGCGGCTTGCTCGCGGTCAAGCCTATCCTCCATCGCGTACTCCCGCATACCTTCTCTTTTCACCTATTAGGTTCCTAAATTCCCAAAAAATTTTTTGGGGTATTTTTATCGCCCTAATCCTCACTACCCTCTGCGACATAAAAATTGTTTTCACCCTCTGGACATTCTTCTCGCATCATCGCAAGGCAGCGGCGAATAGAAGCGCCACCTGTGCCGTGACTTTCTGTAATATGCCCGCATTTGGTACACGCTACTTCTACCCCCCATACGCGACCATAGTCCCCCTGCTGTTGAACTTCATCAACTTCACAGGTGACTTTACTCACTGGGTAAGTTCCTCCGTGATCGCCTCAACAATCTCTAAAAATCTATTTTGTAGTTTCTCATTGGCGGCTAGCAGTTTGTACATCTTTTCTTCCATCGCTGTACCGCCAACCATCGCCACTAACGTCCTGTCGTCCTGCCCTACTCTGTACGTCCGCCCGTTCGCCTGCTGGAACGTCTCCAGTGAAGTCACTGGACCGGCCCATATCGTCGTATTCGCCTTTGTCAGCGTGAGCGAGTGAGACATGCATCCGGGGTGCGCCGCGATAACTTTGTATTTTGGCGTATCCTGAAAATCGCTGAATATCTCGTCTCGCTTCTTAAGCGTGGTGTCACCCGTCACTACGGCATGAGAGATTTTGTTAGAAGTCAGGAATGCGCTAAACGCACTCACTGCCGACTTGAATGGCGCGAACAGAAGCACCTTGCGCTGCGTGCTGTCGATCAGGTCTAGGATCAACTGCAAGCGCGGCGTGTTATCCATATAGATCGTCTTGCCGTCGCGTGTGTACACGTAGCCGATGGCGATCTGCATCAGCTTACTCAGCACTGCGCCCGCGTTCAGCGCATCGATCTTATGTTCCCCCACCAGCGCAATTGACTGCTTGCGCATCGCCTCGTATACGTAGCTCTGTTTGGGCGTCAGGTCCGCTTGGTAATACTTAATTACCCTCTCGGGTAACTCGGTCACGTCCGACAGTTTGAACCGCACGCTAGGCTGCATGCACGATACGGCGCGTTCCTCCGCACCGGGCTTAGCCTCCCACCTGAATTGACCTTTCTTGAGCATCAGTTGATCGCGGAAGATGGTGAAGAACTTCGGCACGGTGTGGGGGGTGAGGCACGAGCATGGCCCCCACACGTCCGTCACAGCACGGGGGATAGGACTACCAGTAAGCCCCCACACGTAGTCTCTCGATGCGACGTACGTACGCAATAGCTTGGTTTTCTCAGCCCGTCCGTTCCGGTAGCCGCCAATCTCGTCAACGCATACGCAGTCGATATCGTCACGCTCCATCAGGCTCTCTTGCAGCACTTCAAGCCCATCGTGGTTGATGATGTAGATATCAACCTTCTCAAATAGCTTTTTGGAGCGCGCGGCTTTGTTAGAGCCATGTAGGATTATCGCCTTTAGCCATGGGAAGTACAGAAGGATTTCCCGATACCACGTCCGCCGCATCGCGGTCAGTGGGCACAGCACAATCATCCGCTGCACCAGCCCTGCTTTCTTGAGCGCGTCGAACGCAAACAGGATGCTGCGCGTCTTGCCCGTGCCTAGCTCATTGATGCAGTACCCACGCGGGTTTTCTATGAACAGCGCGGCTGTCCACTTCTGCACCTGAAACGCACCCTCAGGGAACGCGTATCCCGCCGTGAGCATTGCCGCCCCGGCTTGGTTCGCGCTGGCAGTTACCCTATGGGTTAATGGTGGCGAAGACGTTAAGGATACGTTCATTGTTGCGCTCAATCTCTCCCAACCATAGGGCTAAATCATCCAGCCCCTTACCCTTGTTAATGCTTGGGTCTTCATCAATTATAAACGTGCGTGCATTCTGTTTCACATAACGCTCTTTAATAAAATCCTCCTGCCGTTGAGTCGGCTCGCCACCCGGTTTCTTCGTCTCAATGAAGAACGCTATAGGGATCATTTCAGCAACAATACCAAACTGAAACATCTTCCCTACCACGCAGTGGTAGTCCAGCCCTGACGCGCCTAAGCCGTGTTGCACCGGCATGAAAGAGTAGACTGAGGGAAACGTTTTCAGTAGCTCGGTCACCTTCTTTTTAACCCTGCCCTCTGGTGTCATTGCCACGCCTTATATATGAGCCAGACCATAACTTCCACGGCGAGGGTAAATGCTATACCCATCGTGAACCCTTCTAGCATTGGATGCAGCGGACGATATGGCCCTAATTCAGAGCCTCCGTCATCAGGGTCCAGTGGCATAATACCACCCCATTGGACCCCCCTATTTAGGACACTACCTCTTTGGACGCTTACCGTGAAACTCACATTTGATTACGTCGCAATACTCGTAGCACAGCCCGTTAGGTTTGGGCGGAAAGTCATCGTTACGGTGCGCCGTCTCTAGGGCAGTTACCCGTGGGGTAAGTTGCTCTAACTGCGCAGGCATCTCATCGCGTGAATAGTTCTCATGTGACGTGTCGTTATACTCAGTCCATAGATAATCCACCCGGACGTTCTGCACTGTCTTGTAGTGCTGGAAGATTGTCCATGCACTGAGCATGAGTTGCGTGTTGTCGGGGAACCTTGGCGGTTTGCCGGTCTTGTAGTCAACGATATGCCCATAGTCCACGCCCTCCACGCCCGTAGGCATGAGACGAAAATAGTCTATCCTGCCGCGATACCAAGTCGTCTTGTCGAAGTACCCTGTAGGCGCACCTGCCTTGTTCATGGATAGTTTCAGTTCGCACTGGATGATTTGGAACGGGTGCAGGACGCGCGTTAACTTCTCAGCCCATGACTCCATATAGATCAAGTGTGGAGGAAGTGGTGTCGTACCCTGCACCCGTTTCTGCATTGCAGCATGCAGTTCGTCGCCCCGATCCAAGTCGGCAGTCCGGGGTTGTTCAACAGACTTGTCAACATCAATCGCCTTGTACCTCCGTGGGCACGTCTCGTAGTTCTTCAGTTTGCTGTAGCTCCAACTGAACCCCTTCACCTTCGCAGTCGTCGTTGTCGGTCGGGATACCGGCGTCGAGGGTTGGGGCTGGGTCGCGGCTAGGGTCATAGACTTTCCTCTTGGTCGTGTTCTCGTCTAGATCGGACGTTTCGGCAAGCACGCGTTTCGCCTCAGTCTCGGTGTCGTAAGGACCGATAGTGTCCTCTGGCGATTTTGCTAGTAAGTTCGCCATGTTGCCGTAGTGGCAGATATACCAGCCCGTGTTGTCGGGCGTCTCGTTGTCGTGCCAGTATTCAACTCTGGTGGGTGTAGGTGTAGACACTGGTGTTACCCCTTGGGTAAGTCCCTCGCAACAATATATAAACCCGCAGCCCTGACATTCCCAACAGACGATATGCGTGTATGCATCCCAAATTTGAAGTCCCTTGCCATGGCATCCCATGCAGATCATGTCGAGAGAACCATTCTAAACTGCGTAATCAACTGATCGCTCGGGAACAGGTCGATATCTTCCTTCACGCATCCGTCGCGCCCAGCGAAGCAATAGAACAGAAACACCTTGTCGCCGAAGATATGGCAGTGAAGATAATCCTCTGCCGCAATTGTCATCTCCTGCCGTAGTCCACCCATGCGCTTGAGGAACATCTCGCGTGCCCGCGCGGATAGAACCCCCGATAGCGTAGCGCCACCGGCGGGCCTGTTGGGCGGGCTTGTCAGCGCTACTGGGGACGATTGTACGGCTTGCATGCTCGCGTTCATCTGTGACTGCGCCTGCGCCATATTGCGCAACATCTCCTGTTCACTCTCTGTCCGGTAGATATGCGCCCACATATCCGGCGTGCCTGCGATACCGGCGAGAGCGCCAAAATTGTCCGGGGGAACGCCAAGCGCCACTTGATAATCTCTCAGTGTAGGGGGGTTACTCTGTGGGTAAGGTGGCTTCGATTGTCCGTCGGATGATTTCTTTACACGCAGGCGGGATAGAATATCGACCGTTCCCATCGTTGATCACCCAAATTTTATATTTCTCTAGTTTCGAGCGTAGCGTGTAGATGATTTGACGGATGCTGTATTTGATTTCGGGTAGTTCATCCTTGCCGATCCAATCGGTCGTGTTCAGCATCGCCTGTATAAACCTTGCCTCCATGGGGGTGACCCCGAACGCAAGGATAAGCGTCTTCTCGTCGGCGGGAACGTCAACGGACGGCTCCACGGTCACAAAATTCACCATTTTACTACCCACCTATATAGGTCCTTGACCGTAAATATATGTAACACAAGCGTAACGAGTTGTCAAGTATACTAGAGGTTGTATTTCACTCAACTTGTGGTTGTTCTGGATCAAGCCCCTCCGCTGCCATATCATGTATTGTGTTGAGAATTTCCTTACGTGGAGTATCTGTCCCCCACTCGTTGGAGCGGCATTTAGTACAGATATTCTGAAGTACGTTCTCCAATTCCTCGATGCGCTTACGCAGAGTTTCTAAGGTTTCCATTCGACCATCTCCGCTAGGTTTTTCCCAAGTTTTACTTCGGCGCTGAGAGGTAACCCTTCGCTCCACTCCGTGTTTCGCCCCATTTCCTCAAGCGCTATGGCGGCTAGCTTCTCAGCATATCGATCTGGGACACAGTGAACGTTTTCGTCGTGAATATTGAGCAGCACGCGTGGGTCGGGTATACCCATCGCCAGCGCGCGCATCTCCGTGCGCAATCCAGCTTCAATGACATGCTGTCGGTCGAGCGCCTGATCGATATTCTCAAGTAGCTTCGCGCCGTATAGACGCTTAGTGAACTGAGCTTGGTCATAAACGTAGTTGCCCTTACCCTGTGGGTTAACTTCAAACCGCAGATTGTCATAGAACAGCCGCAAGCCGCTCGGCAGTATGATAGTTGTGCCATCCACAATACATGGCCCAATCATATAGTTCTGCGCTTGCTCTTGCGCCATCAACGTGATAAGGTGGTTTAAGTCATTCCATAGCTGCTGAATGTAGCCGAACTTGCGGCGGTACGTCATCACCCAGTCGTTGCACATTTCGGTAGTCAACTCGAACCCAAGATCAATCCCCTGCTCGCGGGCTAGCGTACGAATGGTGAAGAAAAGCTTCCTTGCCGACATGCCGAAGCCCAGCCCTAAGATGCACGTCTTGCCCACGAACCGATGCACCTTACTCACTAGGGTAAGCGCGATCCCGAATATGTCGGCAGCGAAGGCTTTATACGTGTCCTCGCCCATGATGTACATGTCGAGCAAATCCATCTGTTGCGCTAGCCACGCAACGATGCGTGCCTCGATCTGTGCGGCATCCACTGCCACAATCGTGAAGCCTTCGGGTGCATAGAGGCATTGGCGTATCGCCTTACTCTTGCGGGCCGATAGGTTCTGCATGTTGAGAAGCCAGTCGCCACTGTATCTGTGAGTATGCGCGCCGCTGTACTTGAGCGGCACAGGCATGTAGGGTGCGCCTAGGTTGGCGTTGGTCGCTAGCGCGATACTGATAAATCTAGTGGAGCGTGTTTCCTCAATGGTTGACTTGATACCAAGGCGCGCGGACACCAGCGCCTGCACCATCGGGTCGTCATGCTCCAACAGGTCGGTGAACGCTTGGTCAGACTTAGCGAATGCGTAGGTCATCTTCTTGCCATCAGGATCAGATGGCGACACCTTCATTGGTGGGTCAACACCCAGCGCTTGCAGCATGGTGGCGAATTTGGTGCTGCTCGCCAGACTGCCGGGGTCTGTCAAAGTTACCCTAGAGAGTAAGGCGGCTTTCTTCGCTCGCACTTCCTCACGATAGACCTGTAGCCCAGCCGCATCGACTTGCAGCACTGGCGAGGTCGCCATGCGGATCACGCGATCCATCACGACTGCCTCTTGGTTAGGGAAGTATTGACGCAGGTAGAAAAATATATCCCTGCACCCAGTGCTGTCGTTGTGCGCGTAGGCAGAGAACAGCATCATCAGGCCGGGATCGGCAACCAAGTCAGTCCAACGCTTGCCACGCATCTGGTGAATGAAGTCACCCTTCTCGCCCAGCCCAAGGTGCTTAAGCACGTTCTTAAGGCTCAGCCTACCGTTAGGTATCTGGTGGTAGATCGTCGCTCGTGCTAGGCTCAGCGTACAATGCAGTGCGGGCGGGTGTATGCCGTAGCGGTACGCCAGCACGCAGGCATCGAATAGAGCGTTATGTGAGATGAAACAATATGGTTGCTTTATATCCCTGAGGAACTTCGCTATCTCGTCTTGCGGCAGGAGGGTTGGCGGCTCGTGGTCGATAGCCACGGAACACGCCAACGTCTCCCACCGTGGGTCAAGAATGTACTCAACTGGCGACATTTTCTTAAGTGAGTACACGGTGTCGTAGTAGCTCTCGAAGTCCCCAAAGATGCGCAGCATGAAGTTACCCTCAGAGTTAAATCCTTGCCTTGCCACGCTGTGCCGCGCCGGTCAGTGCCTTGCATAGCCTTGCATAGCCTTGCCGGACCCGGCAACGTCTAGCCCCGCCATACAGTGCCATACCTCGCACCGATAACCTCGCCCGTCAGCGCCAGACTGTGCCGTGCCTTGCCCCACCGTGCCCCACCGTGCCGTACCCGTCCTTGCCCTGCCGCGCTAAACTAACAAACAATCCTTGCTACGCCCCGCCGCGCTTGGCCAAGCCAGACCGTACCTCGCCAGACATTGCCTTACCGCGCTGCGCCTAACATCGTCCTGCTGCGCCATGCCAAGCCATACCTCACCATGCCACGCCTTACCAAACATAGCTGGGCAGTGCCGGGGTTACTCTATGGGTTACTCGGCAGCTAACGCATGTTCGGTGAACGGCATCGCCTGCTCCCGCCATGCGTTAACTACGAAGCGCCCATAGGGTCCTTTGGTTGTTGGGCGGAAGTCGCCCAACCCAACCCGTTTGCCAGCATCATCCACAATCTGCCGGAACAGCTTGGTGTTCAAAATCGTTGTATCAAGCTCGCACTCAAACATCAGTGTCCAGTCATCGAACATTGGGCGATGCGCAAGGATGCGCCCGCCAGTGGCAGGGATGCGCACGGCGCGCGTGTCCACCTTCCACGGTTGCTTGTGGATGATCTTAATTTCTGCTGCCTCGATGGCGAGACAGGAATACATCATACTCTCTTTCTTGGTGGTAATCTGCTTCTTGCCCGCCTTGTGGAACTGCCCACCGTCCACAATGCAGCGCATGAGGTTAGGCGACGGGATCATCGGCATGCCATCAAGCCCTATGTAGAGTTTGCTGGTCGCAATTTCCTGTGGCGTGCCACGATCTATCGCCGCCGACGAACCGCGATTACCATCGCTGGCGATAAGCGCCGCCGCATCAGTGAACTTGTTACAAATCAACGGCGTGATGCCTTCGATTATGATACTAATGTACATCTGTACTGTCCTTGCCTTCGATCAATGCGTCCCGTCGCCACGCTTGCTCTATATAGAGCGAAGATATTTACCCCGTGGGTAAGTCAGTGTTTGGTTTCGTCTTTTGCGATGTGCGCCTCAAGTATTTCCTCAAATGTGTGTTTGGTTTTTTCTGTTGCGTGGAACACCTTAAGCAGTTCCGCAAGTGTCTGCGGTGCGTCGCTTTCTGAGGTTGCGTATGTCTCCATCACCCGGCGCATGAACTTCATCTGGCCCATCGGGTCTAGCATAGTGAACACTTCAGCGACGATCTTAATGGTGCTGCGCACCAAGTCGTTGAACGCGTCGTCTGTTTTGTTGTCGCCGCTTGGCTTCCAGTCGGGCCACTTATCTTTGTGGATGTTGAAGAATGCACAGTGCAAGCATACGTCTTTGAGAACGTCCTCTCGCCATTCCTTATTCGATTTCTTCTTACCCATTGGGTAACCTCCTATTGCGTTTAGAGCATGCCAGCTTTCTGGAAAGCTATTGCTGCCTGTTGCATCGCCGCCGCGATCACGTCGCGCTCAAACCGCTTTTCCAACCTGCCGTCACGCCAGAACTCCATGGCGCGGAATGGTTTCTTCGGCACGATATAACCACGGTCGGTGTAGAATTGACCCACCGCCATGACGCCTATGAATATCTTTGGTCGCTCGGGGATCATGGTGGTGTCGAGCAGCCCGATCACGCCCGGTGCTTTCTTTGGGTCTAACGTCGCACCGTCCAGCCGCCCTTGGTATTTGGCGGACAACAGATATGGACAGGTCTGTAACGCGAACTGCATGCACTCATAGTGCAATGGTGGGTCAACGTACGCGCCCGTGGGCGCAAGCGCCGACATGGGTCCGCCGACGAACCAGCGCCCGCGCAATAACCTCGCGCCGCATATCGAACATAGCTCATGCTTCTTGCAGCGCTGCACCTTATACTCGTCATTGATCGTGAAGTGTGGCTTGCCGTCGCTGTCGCGGAACACAATATACGGTATCGGATAGCCGCGATGATCGCGGTCCAGATGTTTCATGCGGTCAGGTAGCTCGATCATTGCTGAACTCCCCATGTGCCTAGGCCACAGCGTCGCCAGAAGCTTGGATAATTCAGATAGGCGTAGTATCGTCCTACCTGAAAGCCCCACGAGGTCGCCCCACGTTGTGCGAAGATCAAGCTGCATTCTCCTGTAGTGGTTTCTGCTCCCATAACGCTTTACCCTTGGGGGTAAGTTTCCATTTCCCCCTGCGGAGGGAGACTATTACCCCGTGGCGCTTCAAACGCTCAAACCTGCCGTAGGTGCCATTGGTGGAATACCCTGCCGCTCTCAACGCTGGCAAGCATTCCAAGCCGGTATGTTCTTCGTCGTCGCTGAACATCGCCATGATGATAGCGTTCGCGCCTGCGTGCAGGTTCATGGCGTAGCCGCTGCCACGCTTAGCGCGTACTTGTCTCGTGCGTACGGGCTTCGGCAGGCCGAACCGCTTATCAAACCGTATTGATAGGTCTGGCGTAGGCGCGAGTTCTTCCACCACCAAGTCCTCTACCGGCAGGAATTTGGACATTATACCGAAAAGCGTCTCGGCGTCAATAGTAAATCCAAGCTTGAATTTCACTGGCATTTTACTCTCCCTATGCGTTTAGCATGTTTGCGTAAACGCACATGCATGATGTTAAGCGTGCTTCTTCTTGGTGCGGTACTTGGCGATCTGCACCACGTGGCGCATGGTGATGGTCGGCGCAACTATGTCAGCCTCGGTGATGGGGCGGATGCTCAGCTTGTAACCACACGTGCGCAGCACTGCGTTGAACGTTGCGGCTTGTGGCTTCTTCGTCTCGCCGTCCAGCCACTTGCGTAATGTCTGCGTACTCACGCCACTCGCTTCGGAGATAGCCTTGTAGGTCATATGGCTATCCTGCACAATGGTGCGGACCTGATCAATCATCGGGTCTTTGTCGATGAAGTTATACGACTTATAGGTGAACCCAGCCATGGCTTATTCCTTAGTTACCCTTAGGGTTAGCTCTGTCTAATTTTGCGAGGGCGCGCATATTGATTGCCTCCATCTTCCGTACTGAACGCTCAATCCTGTCTTGCTCCCATTCACTCATCGCTTCGGCGAAGTGTTCCTTCACCCACGGCTCAACCAGCCCCATCGCGCGGTCTACCGTGAGGGGCGATTGTTTCAGCGTATCGCGCGTGTACGCAGCCTCGATCATTCGATACTGGCTTATCAGCACTCTACCCGAACGCGCCACCGCCATGAGCGACTTGGACAAGCGCGGGAAAAACAGCACGTTCGCGTCATGCATGATAGTTGCATGTTCTTTGGCGATTGCCTTGCGGTCAGCGATCCTCACGTCAACCGGCAGGGAAGTGGTGTCGAAGTCCGCCAGACACTCGCGCAACCATGGCATGAGATAGACAAGCTGGTCGTTGCTTAGCTCATGCTGATACATGCGCAACTGCTGCCAGATATATTCCAGATGTATCCACTCAGTCGCCACACGAATAGGTGTGTCGAGTAACGCAGCGAACTTACCCTCAGGGTCAATCACAAGGTTCTGGTTGGGCATAAGGAATGCGGGCCACTTCGCGGTTGGACTAAACCGCGCCTGAATGGTGGCGGTGCGTCCATCGGGAAGTATGAAGTTGAACCACTTGAATTGGCTTTGCGGCTGTAGATACTTCACAGCTTCATGGAACGCGGCGATCATCGCCTCGGTGTTGATTGTAGTGCAGCCAAGCATTTCCTCGTAGGCGTTGTCAATCGTAAGGTCCACTGGCATGTAGGCGCTCACATATTTCGCCGCATTGTCTAGCCACGCATCCACGTGGGTTATAAGATGATGGTTCATGTCGGTTACTTCTCTAAAGTTTGTTACCCTTGGGGTAAGAGAAAAAAGATAGACGGTGGTTTGTTAGGTTTCACGGGGACGTACCTAAGTACCCCACCAAGGACCCGAACCTAACCTTGAAGTCCCATGCACCTGTCCGGGGACGGACAAGCCACTAACTAGCCGGTGCCACCGCTCCCGCTGCCGGTAGAGAACCCCTTGGTGGGAGCTACGAATTTAAATCCTTCATTAGTTCCTTGGTTGTAGCAAAAGATGCTGAGGGCCGCTCACGCATGGCGGCTTGGGTCTCGGCATTGGGAGTGTTGCGCACTTGCGAGCCATACACATACCCGCATTTCTTGCAGCGTCTAAGGCCACTCTGACGGCCCCATGGGCCACCGCATTTTGGACAAGCCATGATACGCCATCCATGTTCTGGGTAATTACCCATAGGGTTACTCGCAACTATAGAACGCTTTGGCGTCATCCTCGATCTGCAACCATGCAGGCGAGAACGTAGCTTCCCAGCGTTCCTTAGGGAAGTGGAGTATGTTCCTCGTACCACACTCGGGGCAATAGTTCGGACGCCGTGGGTTCACCCAGCATATGAGGATATGGCAGCACGGCATTTGGATAAGCCTGAATGGCACTTGTTGGTTACTTGGCTTGGGCATGCTTACTCTGTGGGTTAGCCGGGTGACTGTCAGTCAGGTCAGCAAGGAACGCGCCACCTAGTACGATCACGATTACGACAAGCACAAGCTTGATCCAGAACCCAATGAACCGCTTGGCGGCGCGCGGCCCCCACACCACGGCAATGAGGATAATGAGAAGTATGATCCCTTGCATTACATCACCGTGCCAAGCGGCGGTCTGCCAAGGCGCGCACGCTCGGCGTCACGTCGCTCTGGCGTGAGCGGCGGTGCGCCGTTGCACGTAGTGGCATACCCATTCGCCAGCAACCACGCCATGCTCTGGGCAATCATATCGTCGGTGGCGTCCAGCCATTGCAGCCGCGCCTTGTGCACGGTGGCGAGCGGCCCGGAGGGGTGGAGTGGTTCAGGTAAACCCTTATTGACCCACCACTCCGTCGCCGCTTCATTGGTTGGGTTACGGAACAAGTCGTTGCGTTCCTCAATGAAACGTTTCGTCTCTACGTTCATGAACTCCCTCCAATGTGAGTTAAGGGCACGTTTGATTTTCATCTTACCCTCAGGGTAACTCATGTTGCGCTGGCACGTGGACAAGCTCGCCGAATGGCGGCTTATTGTCGCCGCTGTCAACGAACCCCCACACGACTGGGAAGCTTGGCGCTTGCGGAGGATACGAGATATACCCATCCGTAAGATACACAAGCATATCGGGGATAAGCCCTTCCTCGTCAATTCGGTCAAACACTGGCTCAGTGCGCGAGCCACCGCCGCCCTTAAGCTTGCGCCCGAACAAGTCATCGGTGCCCTCGATAGCGTCCCACTCATGTATCTTGGCGTCGCACTGCGCAAAGATGACGCGCTTCGGCTTAGCCTGCTCAAGCAACGCCGTCGTCTCAGCTAGGAATACGTCGAGAGTTCTTTGGCCAATGCTGCCACTAGTATCCACTGCAATAACGACAAGATCACAACCATACGAAGTTCGCCCCGGTGCACCAATGCCACGATAAGCAAGCTGTTGATTGAGTATGTCCCAAGTATAGCGGTCATTACCAATTTTTCTGCTCACTGCCAGCATGTAAAGATCGCGCCAGTCAGCCTTAGGCTGCAAGCGCTTGTTGAACGCCCGGTCGAGATTGCTTGGCAACTGCCCGCGAAGTTTGGCGCTTTCCATCGCCGCCGTGATAGTTGTGTCCCACTCAGATTGCGACCGCTCACTCACAGCTTTGTTGGCGCTCTTGCCTCTGCCTTGACCGGGGCGCAACAGCTTGTCGAATGGTTGGCCGGGACCATTGCATGGGTTACCCTGAGGGTTACCCGGTTGGTTGCCCTTACCACCCTTGCCATCACCTTCACCGTTGCTGCTCCCGCTCTTACCACCTTGAGGCGGGGGAGGCGGTTGCTTATAGCATGCGCGGTACGCATCCAGCACGCCCATGTCGCCGTTGACAACCTTCGGCCAATGGCATCCACCATCAGGCATCTTGCCGATCTTGGCTTGGATCAATTGATCATTGATAACGTAGTCCATCGCCACGTTCATCAAGTCGCTGTCGTACGGCAGGGAGACGCCATCGTTGTAGCGAACCTTGCCTTCCTTACTCAGAGAGTAACCCAGCCCAGCGTGTCCATACATCGCATGCTCAACTTCATGGCAGGCGACGAACAGTTGCTCGTCAAGTGTGAGGGCGAAGAACCATGTAGGATTTACATAAAGATATTTATCATCTGTTGCTGCTGTCGGGATGCAGTCGGTGAACCATGCGTGATCGCAATACTTGTCCACCATCATCGCCAGCCATATGTCGCTGAACGATGGCACCGCCCACAGCATGCACGCTTTGAACTCGGCCCACTGCTTCTCATGCGGCGCGCTAAGCTTTAGTTGGGGCCACGTCTCGATCTCTCCGGCGACTGGCGACGCTTCCATCTCGTGTTGAGCTAAGGGCATTGTCGTCTTTCTCTATATCTTGAATGGCGATGATTAGATCGTCCGCGCCGTGCAGGCGGACAAGCTGGCGAAGTGTATGCATCGTTTCAGGGTGCAGCCGGTCGTTACCCATTGGGTAACGCTTCGTCGAACAAGTCAATGTCCACCATGCCATCGCGCGAAGTCTCCGTGATCTTGATGGTCGGTCGGGACTTGGCCAACATCGCTGCCGGTCCATAGACCGTACGCGCGGACTGGGCGACCAACTCCATGAACGCCTTACGCAGTTCATCATCGTTGGCGCTCACGTCCACAGTTAACGTGGTGTTGAATACAAGTCGCATGGTGGCAGGTCCTATAATTGTATCGACAAGAAGCAATGTCTCATTAAGTGTGGCTGACACTTGGCAGTCTTGGGGTAAGGCGGAAGGTGGGTTGTGGTACAGGGTAACCATTCTAGTTGGAGGCTCCGCCGCTAGTCCTTTAGTGGACTGCATCCACCACCCATCGATCTTCGCCTTACCCACTGGGTTATTTACCGTCGGCGGCAACGCAAAAGAAAACCAGCATCATGACAATGTAGACAGTATGCATATCCATCATTTGTTCTCCGTCTTGTAACGGTTGAGGATAGCAATCAGCGCGGTATTCCTGCCGCACCATGCCGCAAAGTCAGCTTGAAACGCCAACTGATATTGACGTTGGATTGCCATCCTCACGAAGATGGTCTGGTGTTCCATCGGCATGCGAGCCATGAACGTGAGCGCCTGCTTCGCATCCTCGGGTGACACGCGGCTGGCGATCTTGTAGCTCATTAATCGCATCGCGTCAGGCTTACCCGGCAGAGTAACTTTCGTTGGGTTGGCGATAACATCCTCGTAGCTCGATAGCTCCTGCCCCAATCGGATCGTCTTCATGAACTGCGCACATGCTGGCGCACCGATCCCGCCCTTGACTTCCTCTTGTGTGAGAGGATCAGTCGGTATCTTGTCAGTGCCGAACGAACGCATCAAGCTTTGCAGATGAATGTCAATCTGGTGTAGTGACCTTGGAGTGCACCATGGGCGCTGATCATCCGGCTTCGGCTCAAACAATAGCTGCGGATTTTCTTCGCCGAACTGGATCGTCTCGGGCAATAGCTTCTCAGCTAGCGCCCATTCCACCCAGCTTTCAACATCGTCGGTAATCTCAATTCTGATGCGACGATTGATCAGATGATCCAAGTCACGCGTTGAGCCTGAACGATCCGACATGCGATTGGCGGCGAAGATAACCACCCAGCCCGGAGGGAACCGATGCGAGCCCAGTATCTTGCTCAGCGCCGCTTCGCCAACGATCTTCTTTTCATCCATACCAAGCTTGTCGGCCTCGTCAACAAGGATGATCCCGCCATCGTACGCATCAAGCGGCTTGCCCTCGGTCGTCATCCACCAATACGGCAGAGTGAACTGAGATACCTGTCTGCCGTTCTCGTCAGTGACGGGGACCATGAACCCCATCGCTGTCATCAGCGTGAAATTCGCGCCATTGATGACGCTCAATCCATAGTTACCCTGCGGGTCAATCCGCTTCATGATTTTAGGGAACTGGCACCAGACAGAGGTTTTGCCACGCCCCGGCGCGCTTTCGGTGATATAGGACGGCCCGCCCGTCTCCAACGCGCTATAGTACAGCGCCGGTATTCGCGCGGTGAGTTGGTTCAGTTTCATCGTCGGTCTTTCTAAGCTGCGTTACCCGTGGGGTAACTGGGTTGATGACACACTCTTACATATCCGTAAGGTGCTGTCAAGATGGAAAGTTCAGAAAAATGCGGGGTGACATTCTGATTATCGCAACGTCAAACTTCCCAATCGTCGCCGCCGTCATGATAGGTGACGACGATACGATGCAATGGCGCATCGCGCCACCGCCGCGCGATAGCCCGCCATATTTTGGCCAGCTTGCGCTGTCTGCGACAGAAGGGTCCGTCGAACATATGGCTCATCGTTTTGTTTCCTTTCTTGGTTTGCGCTTACCCTTGCGGGTAACCTTCTTCTTTGGTGGCTTGATGCGCGCTAGCTTGATGCGAACCTTAACCTTAGGCTCGCCCCATGTGAGCGATGGATACTCGCGAGCGAAGAACCGTTGCACCGCCTCGCGTGTCGGCAGGGGAAGTTGCTCCTTGTGCAGAATGCGCTTCGATTTGACGAACTTGATGACAACCTCGTATTTATTCCTGCCGACACGCGTAACCGTGCCATACATGGGCATGTCGTCGCCGCGTCGCATTACACGAAGGTTGCGCATTACTCCTCGCAGTCGTCCGTATCATCGATGGTAATGACACGCTCGTTGTGTCTGGGCATGCACACGTCCCAATGCTTGTCGCTGCACATTATGCGCTTGACTTTGCGCTCAATGTCCTCGATTTGTTTGGTGAATGGCACGTTCTTTTTGAATGGGAAGTTGAAATAGGGCTGCACTTCCCAAAAATAGCTGGGGTTAAGCTGCGTTGGGTTGCGCAAGACGATTGTGATTGCAGGTTTTACCGATTTTGACACGTCAGTTACTCCAAGGGTTAAAGTGCACGATAACGCCCGTGCGAGTAGCGTAGAGAGTGGGCGGCAGGGATACGGTTGCGGCCACGTCCCTGCCGCCCTTGCCGTCAATTTCGTTGCGGGGGATGCAACGCCCAGTTGCTTGGGGACTTGACGGCAATTGCGTGCGCATGTTTACTTACGGCGAAGTGTAAGTGCCGCAGGCGCTTGCACGCACATGCGTTAAGAGGATAGGGCTGGACGATAAGCAACGCTGCGGCGTTTTACGGTTGGCGTTGATGATGCGTTGATGATAGGTGTGCAACAAAAAACCCGCGCTGGTTAGGCGCGGGCTAATCCCTCTCAGCGTATGTAACCCTGAGAGTAAGTTCAGGCGGCGGGCTGCTCGGTGGCAAGCTTCGCCTGCCGCTCTGCCTTGCTTTCCTTGGCGGGCTTCACTTCACCAGCCTTGGCGGCCCTGATTTCGTCGGCCTCCGCTTTCGCCTGCTTGGCGGCTTCCTTGGCTTGCACCGCTTTGGCTTCCTCAGCGTCGTATTCCGCCAGCATGTCGGGCGCAACCACGCCCATTGCTGCACGCAGCCACTCGATGGCGTTGTCCAGTTCAACGCATGTGATCGCGTTGCGTTTGTCGCTGCCCTTGGCGGTTGCACGCGCCTTGATCAGCGTGTCGAGAAGATAGTCTTCGCCGGTCTTGTCCACAGGCTCTTTGACTTCCTGCGTCATGAGATCGCGAAGCTCGTTATCAGACAGTAACGGCGCGAGGCCGGTATGCTTGACGCCGGACTTCTTGCCAGCTTCGACGGCTTCCTTCTGCTTCTTGAGTTGGGCGCGGGCCACGTCAACAAGCACGCTGTACGTTGAACCGGGCTTGATCCCTTTCTTGAGTTCGGCCTTTTCCTTCTCGTTTGAAGTGGCGTTCGCAGCACGCAGCAACTCAATGTGCATGTTGCGCGCCTTGTAGACAAGATCGAGCGCATCGCTCTCGTACTTGCCGCCAAGGATGACGAACTGACGCAGCTTCGACAACTGCTGATCGATTGACTTCGCCGACACCATGCCCATTGCTGCATCGTCGGAGACTTCGCCAACCTCAATCATGGTCGAACCCTTCGACGCGCCCGCCTTGAAGCGGTCGTAAATCTCGGGAACCTGTTCGACTGTGATCGTGCCGTCCTGCGCATACTCAGTGACGATCTCAGCCAGCTTGATCATGCTGGTCTTGCCGCCTCCAAGCTGCTCGCCAAGGTCCTGCACCTTCTTTTTCAGCGTGTTATACGCTGTCTTGGATGACACGGCGCGCGGTGCGTTGCTGCCGTTACCCTGCGGGTTAGCAGCGGGACGCGTCGGCTTGTCCGTGATTGTCGCAACGTCCGGGCCTTCTTCCTGCGTTGGCTCGCCTTCGCTTGCATCGAACCGCTCAGTCTCGCCTGCTTCGCCGCTCATGTCGCCAGCGATATGCTCAGCAACGCCGGGTGCGAACCCGCCTTCGCTGCCGTCCTCATTCTCATTGCCGGTGTTAGCCAGCGTGGGTCGTCTTACCATTACCACTACTCCTGTTGACACTCACTTACGCGGAGTGCCGTTGCGTCATTCCTACATTGGCATAGGAAAGGGGCCTTGTCAATAGGGTATTGACATTTATTTACGCAACCAATGCGCGCAAACGTGTTAGGTGTACGCGTATAAGTTGAGTAACGATTAAGCGGCAGCTTGGTTCATTGCTTCGATAACATGAAGCACCGTCTTATCGGTATCCAACGCCACGCGGCATATCATCGCGAGTGTGCGCGGCTCAACGCCTTCCTTGAAACAAACATAGGACGCATTGTTATAGTCGTCGTAACGCGGTCCCATCATTTGCATGGATAGCACGCGCTGGCCGGGGCACATTTCGGAATAGGCGACGTTCACCTTGCTGAGATATGCGTTATACCGCAATCGTTCAAACATCAGATTAGCCCGAACTCGGCAGCGAGAAGGGTGAGGTTGACGCCGATCACCATGACACAGGCAGCGATAGAGAAAGCAACAACGTATTTCATTTCAGTTACCCTCAGGGTTAAAAGCTACAAGGCGGTGTAGACCGTCGTGGAAAAGCCCACTACCAATAGCGACACAGCGCCGCGCCTTTCGGGACGGTCGCCATGACGCTATTGATGCTAGGCTTTAGCTAGCGGGTGACATAATGTCCTCCCGTTGTTAGAGTAATGCGTATCGAACAGGCGCAAGCCTACGCAATACGTCCGCAATCTGCACGGTCGTATCGTCGTAGAACTTAGGAGATAACAAGTATGCCTCTAGTTCGCACAGCAATCGAATTGCTTCCGCCTTTGCGGCCAGCGCTTCGTCGCGCTGCTCGGTGAGATGTTGGATGTGGTTCACTTGCAGTAGCTCCAATCAAGCCGCCACAATTTCACACGCCGACGCATACCGGGGTGATCGCACTTGACATAAGCACAATCCGACAAGCCCGGACGATTGCGACGAATTGACGTGATAACGCCAGTGCGAGCGCCTTGCATCCATGCATCGTAATGCACAGGCAATTCGATCCGTTGTCCGACACGAAGGTTCATCGGTAAAACTCCGCAGTTGCATGACCAAACCCGCCATCGATTATACGCGCACGAACACGCGCCTTCGCGGCGTCACGATTAGCGGCGCGGAATGTTGCACCGTCGCTGCCATCGGCAGAGGTAAACGAAAAGAGCGGTTTACCAATACCATAATAATAGCCAGTTGAAGTGTACCCGCCCGCGTTCACATACACACGGGTTAGATAGAATTTCGCTTTGCGCGTCATAGCGGCTTGTACTCCCTCGACAGACAAAACATGATGGTAAAGCGGCCAATTTTGATAAAGCGCAAACCGCCGACGCGCCGGGTGGAGAAGTTGAACATTAGTTACTCTCAGGGTTAATAGCTTCTTTCTCAGCATCCATCCATGCGCGTGTCCACGCCTCACGGAGCGGATTAGTTTTTGCATACGGACAGGTCCCTAAAGGTAACCCAGTAGAGTAAGCTGCACCGCCTTCTAGCTTGGCGTTCTCGCGGCTTATAGGCGACATTTGCTCTAAGGTCACTCTTACATAACCTGCTCTTGAGACGGCAGGGGATTGGTTGGTTGTAAATACTTGCGTATCGGTAGCGTGTTCACATACCTTGAGCAAGTTGCTTGCAAACTCACGTTGCTTAGGCGAGCCGTTATCTTGTGCCCACTGATCTAGGCGTCGTGCATCAATAAGCATACGCACCATTACGTTGTAGGGATTTGATCCTTTAGCCATGATTAGCCTCATGTTTATAAACAAGATGGTTTACATACACCATATTATTTATAAACACAACCAACCATAGGTTGTATTTTAAGTTAGCGAGGTTGTATTATGAGAACACGACAAGAACAAAGACTAGGTAACCTATTGATATCATTAAGGAAAATCCACGTTAGTGTTAGTATTATGGGAATTTCTAGAGGGTGGCATGGGGGAGGGGAAAAGTTACCCTAAATCCCCGTGGGTAAATTGGGGTTCCTATGTTTGGTCTCTATTATAATAATACTTATGACTAACTCATACATATAAAAAGCCCTCTCCTGCCAGTGTCTTAGCGGGAATTTAGTCTTTTTCGGAAGTAGGTAGAAACAGGACAAGAACACTGTTCTGATAAGACGAATAAGACTGATAAGACTAATAAGACTACAAAACAACGTAAAACACCGCCGGGAATTGCTCCCCGGCGGTTGATTTTGTCAATAAGACTTAATTTTTATTGGCAACTTACCCTTGAGAGTAAGTTTTTATGGACACTGCCTAGCTTTGCCTCTTATTAGCAGCATATCGTGTCTGCTCAGGGCTCTTACCTAGGTGCGATCCGCACCACCAAATGTTGAAAGTCAGAGTATAACCCTGATTTAGTGGCCTTCAGCCTAGGGTTGTCAACCCTTACTGCACATTGCGCCACCCGGCCTACATCTTACCCTCTGCCGCGCCCCTGATCAGAAACGCTCCGTAGCGTCGCCATGTCAGGGCTTCCGCGCTCTCTGCATTCCTCCCCATGCTCGGGGGTTCGCAGGCACATTAGCGCGTCGGCATACTCTTGTATGCTTGACCGTTCACCACGCCCGCCTTAGGGCCGCTCCTCGCGTTGGTGGTAGCTTACCTTGCCCCGTTGTATCAGACTGGCCTAGCTACATCATACTGACACGGCGTTCTTACCCTAGGGGTAACCCTATCTGGACCAAGGCAGGGACCGGGGGCGCGGCCTTTAGGTAGCCACGAAATCTCTGGGACCCCAGAATATTACCCCATTTCTATATGTACATTATCCCACTTGACAACCCCTAACGCCTGTGCTATGGCTTACTCTCGGGGTAAGGGCGCGGAGCGCCCGCGAGCGAAGCGAGCGACAAGAATGAGAAGCGGCGGCGTACGACAACATTGGAAATACAACGCCCCTCCCACCATTGCCAGTTTCTTGCAATCCGACGCGTTTGGACGACTGATTTGGGGGCCAGTGGGATCGGGTAAGACGACCGGCTGTATCGTAGAGGCGGCGAGACGTATGGCGCAGCAAGCTCCTGCTGCCGATGGTATACGCTACACGCGCATCGCTATCGTAAGACAGAGCCTCAAGGACGCCAAAGCCACCGTGCTTAAGGACGTACGTGGATGGTTCGGCTCTATTGCCGACTGGAGGGTTTCTGAAAGCACGTTGTACCTCCAATATGGCGACGTATACTCAGAATGGCCGTTTATACCGCTTGACGAGCCAGACGACGTGAAGCGCTTATTGTCGCTGCAACTCACTGCTGCTTATATAAACGAGTGCATTGAGACGGACATAAACCTTCTTTCTGATATTGCCGGTCGTGTGGGCCGCTATCCTAACAATGACCAAGGCGTTTGTAGCTGGTCGGGGATATGGGCGGACACCAACGCGCCGATAATGTCAACGCCGTGGGCGTCCTTCCTCGAAGCGCCGCCGCCCCAGTGGCAGGTGTATCATCAACCGGGTGGGCACATATTCCCCACCTTCGCAGAAGTTGACGACCCCAGCGTAAGCGAGTTCGACCGAGCGATCCTCGCGAGTAAGGGAGAACGAGCCACTATAAGAGTACAAGTAAGCGGTGCTGAGAATTTACCCCACCTTAACCAAACAGCCGAAACAGTTCTCCTGCCGGAGAACGACCCGATACGCCTCAAGCAGGGGATGGGGTACTACGACAGGCTTCTCTCGGTGGGAAGCCCCGACTACATTAGGCGTTATGTGTGGAGTGAGTTTGGGCGTGATCCATCCGGTGCAGCCGTGTTCGCGGAGAGTTTCAAATATGACTACCATGTTAGCGCCACTCCTTTGGAGCCTGTGTATAGCCGCATGCTTGTGGTGGGGCAGGATTTCGGGAGGTCGCCGTGGTCCCTCATATGCCAACTCGACCACTCTGGTCGCCTCTTGGTCTTAGAGGAGGTTCCCGGCAGGGGGGCGACAGGGGAGAATATTGGGTTGGAGCAGCACTGTAAGCAGAACTTGATACCTGTGCTTTTAGGGCCTCGGTTTGCGGGGAGGCCAATTGGGATCGTTGGCGACCCGAGCGGGCAGGCGAAGGATAGCCTGTTTGAGTGGAATAGTTTTGATGTTCTGAAAAATTGTGGGCTTGCAGCGGAGCCAGCGCCAACAAACGACTTGGACCCAAGGTTAAGGGGGGTGGAGCAGTTTTTCATTCGGAATATTTCTGGGGGTCCCGCTATACTGATCGATGGGACGCGGTGCCCTACCCTCGTGGCGGCGCTCAATGGGCAGTATAAATTCGAGGTTGACCGAGACAAGTCCGGAGGCATCTACCAGAAGTCTATACCAGAAAAACTCCACCCTTGGTCGGACGTGGCGGACTGCCTCCAATATGTGTGCTTGGTGACGGGGAACGCGGGAGCATACGCATGGGTGTTGGGGCGGATCGTGCAGAGCCTCAGGCCACGTCGGCCAATGAGAGTAGCCCCGAGTGCGCTCGCATGGACCTGAGAGCTATCTGCGATTGGGAGCGCACGCTTATGGCGGTGCACCGCCGCACTTACCCTCAGAGTAACTGGCATTGCTGGGCGTGGCTGAACCATCATCTGACGATATGGAGTGACGCCCACCCAATAAGAGTTCGACATGAGCCGGTTTAGCTCAGTGGTAGAGCAGCGGTCCTGTAAACCGAAGGTCGGGAGTTCAACCCTTCCAACCGGCCCCAGTTACCCTGAGAGTAACTTATCTCCCAACCGCCACGACCGTGGGTGGCCACGCTATCAGTTACTCACGTGGGTAACTGTGACCGATCAAAGCTGGCGCTTCTGCATCGAGCCGATGGGGTATCGGGACGTGATATGGGAGCGTTCAGGGTACGTGGAGCTTATTCAATTCAAAAAGACATACACAGGCGGGGTCTACTAATGGACTGGTTCGGACTTACCCTCGGGGTAATTGCGGTGGTGTGCGTCCTCCTGCCGCCCCGATACGATCCCGCGATAAGATGGAAGGAGCATCTAGATGAATGGCCAAAAGATCGTGTACGTAAAGTACGAGGGCGGGATATGGCCGGTGACGAACATGTTCGACATTGACAAAGAAGAAACCGAGGATATCTCCCTTGCCGTAACATGCGTCGCCAAGATGGCCACTACGAGTGTCGATGCTTCGAACACTCGCATCGAGTGTGTCGAGTGGCTGGTGCTCGCTGTGTGTGACGGTGACCTAATTACAAATCCTCAAGCGGTAGCGCGTCGAACAGACTGCTCTGCGTGAACACATCTGAGCGGCGAGTGTACGCTGCCGCTCCACTCGCAAGCGCCTCATGCTCGATGGTTACATTTTCAATCTGATCGTCTACACGACCATTTTGCAATACTAGCGAAGGGACGCCCCCGCCCAGATTGATTTCCAATTTGAAGAACTGGCCATTCCCTGCCGCTACTGGCTCGGGGTTGCCCAACCCGGCGACACGGGAGACAACTTCAAACGCCTTGACCTTGGAGCTAAGCGGCTCCTTAGGGTCCGTCATCGCTTGAAAGAAATGCGGCAGTGCTTCCTCAATGTTGACGGCGGCTTTTAGTTTGATACGCTTGTGGGTGTTCCGCGCACCCTCCCATTCCTCCTGCGCCTCGGTGAGCATCTGGCGGAACATGCGGGTCTCGCACAGCTCCGTGTAATCGCCGGGGCTGAACCCGCAGCGGCTCATGACCGTTTCAGGTTCCTCTATGCCGCGAATAAGCCCGGAAGCCAAATCCCGCAGCCGTTTTTCGTCGTCTTTTGTGAGCATTTGCTCAGAAACAGGGGTCATAAAATTTATTTTCCTAGGGGGGTTGACAAGCCGATTTTTATGTGGTATAGGGAATGTTGGCATAAATTTGGGCATAAGTCAAGCTTTAAATTACCCATAGAGTAAGGGTGGGGATGGCGGCGTTACCGAATGCACCGGCCTTGAGGGTTGTCGGGAGGGACGACACTCAGGCCCAGCAACAGGTTATGGACGCCACGCGAGCGCAGGCTTACGCTCGCCCCGCTGACAGCGCTTCACTCCCCCCGGTCGGCCTAGCTGGGTTCGTCACCGACCAATACAGCTTAATGCGAAGACACCGCGACACTGTGGGGCGCGGGTGGAGCGACCGACTATTAGCAAGCCTGCGCGCCTTCAATGGTATCTACGACACCAACGTTATTCAGGAAATAAAGAAGTTCGGCGGATCGAACGTCTACGCCCGCATCATCGCAATGAAATGCCGGGGCACCAGCGCCCTGCTTAGGGACGTGTACCTTGGAACAGACAAACCTTGGGGGTTGGAGCCGTCGAGCGACCCCGACGTTCCTGACGAGGTTGTGCAGGCGATTGCGCAACATATTGGCGAGGTTGTCACCCAACAGATAACGTCGCACTTTCAAGCCGCAACGGCTAACGTCGCCCACCAGATCGGCACTGCGGCAGCACAAGCTGCTGGCGCACGCCAAGGCGTGTCGCCAGCGTTCACTGACCAAGCGATCCCCTCGGCGTCCGGGCCATCACAAGGCATGCATACTGGGGCGATACCACCCGGTGCATCGCCGCCTCCGGGTGCTGGCGCTGGGATGCCGCCGCCTCCTCCTACGCCTCCCTTACCTGATCCAAATCAGGTGCGGGATGTGTATGACCTGATGATGAGCGACGCCCGCGATGAGGCGAAGCGCAAGGCCAACGAGCAGTGCAAGGTATCGCAGGACAAGCTTGAGGAACTGTTGGCGATGGGCGGGTTCTATACCGCCCTCGCGGAGTTCCTAGTCGATCTACCGATGTTCCCGTACGCCTGCATGAAGGGGCCTACGGTTCGAATCAAGACACAGGTCAAGTGGACAAAAGACGTATCGCCGTTCCCGGCGAACTCCAACAACCCGGCTTTACCTTCTAATCCTCAAACCGATCTACCAATGCCCAGTTCGCCTCTTGATGGTTCGCCAGCATCCGCGGCACAAGGACCGTCATTTGGCGCTGGGGGGGTTACCCCCGGAGTAAGTCCGGGCGGTAGCAGTGCCACCCCGGCCGCCCCCCTAAAACAACCCCAGTTGGCCAAACCGACCGTACAAGACGTGCCGGTGCTGTGTTGGGAGCGGGTTAGCCCATTCGATGTATACTGGACCCCCGGCGTAGCGCAGATCGAAGATGCCAACATCATCCAGCGTAGTCGTCTTACACGCTCTGAGATTAACACACTCTTGGATTTACCGGGCTTCATCACGGAAGAAGTCCGAGCCGTATTGGACGAATATGGTCGAGGCGGTCTGGTTGACAACTGGGACCAAACCGACAGCGAGCGTTCAATACTTGAAGGGCGTGAAGACCCGCGTTTTAATCAGAGTGGCCTTATAGCCTGCTTGGAGTTTCAGGGGAATGCGCAGGGACGGTTCCTACTCGATCTCGGAATGGACCCGAGTGAAATTCCTGATCCTCTTAGAGATTATTTCTGCAATGCTTGGCTTATTGGACGACACATTATCAAAGTCCAGCTTATCCCCTCGCCCCGCAAGCGCCACCAATACTACATCACCAGCTTCGAGAAGGTCCCCGGCACACCGGCTGGAAACGGCTTGCCTGATCTACTCGCAGACGTGTCTTCGGTGGCTAATGCTACGCTGCGCGCATTGGTTAATAACCTCTCGATTAGCTCTGGCCCGCAGGTCGTCGTCAACGATGACCGGCTAGGCGACGGCGAGAACGGCGAGGATATGTACCCATGGAAGCGCTGGCACGTTAAGAGCGATCCGTTCGGGAACAACACCGAGAAGGCAGTTGAATTTTTCTCCCCTGCCAGCAACGCCAACGAACTGCTCGCGGTATACCAAGCGTTCTCCG